CCCCTGGGCAGCGCTGGGAGGATTTAGCCTACCTTATGAATTAGAAAGGAATCTCATCGACTAGCTCTGCATCAGACTTTGCCATTTCTTTTTTCATGTCATAGCCACCGCTACTGCCACCGCCTGTTGGCAGTGCATCTGCTGGTGCTGTAAGTGCTACAGAATAAGTGCCATCATCGTTTTCGTATAGACGCGCATAGTATTTAACGTCACCATACAGTGTTATGTCTTGGTTAGAGCCATCCTTGTAAGGCTTGAATGATGCGTTACTTGCTATTGCTTTACCACCATCATCATTTTTCCATAGCTTGATTGTTGCTACCTTTGTCCATTCTCTTGCTGACATTTTAATTTCCTTTATAAAATTTAGATTCGTAGTTTAAAAACATTTCCTTGAAGTGCTTTGCCCTGTTCGGGTTTCTCTTAGCTAATGATTCAATAAATGCTTTGTTCTTGATGTAGATTGCATTAACGTCTGCAACATTTATACAAGCCTCTAGCTTGGCTTTGATTTCAACATAAAGCCTTTTGTCTTTAGCATCATCGTAACCATCAGTGCTTTGTATTTCTTCAGCCATTGATTTGACTGGCTTTTTATCCTCCTTTTTAGCTATTACCTCTGCCTTGCGAACAACAGCATCCATTTCATTGGCTGAAGCATATTCGCCACCCGACAATCCTACTGAACTAAGCGCTCTTCCAATCGCGCTTGTCTCGCAATTTTCTAAAGCAGATGTAGTATTAACGTGACCTTGACCTCGTATTTCCTCTGCCATACCAGAGCCAATTACCATGCCATCTGAGTTTGTAATGATAGCTTTAATAACAACTTTATTACCATCATCAACTAATACTGATGTGTCAACCCCAAACTCAGTACCGAATACCTGTCTGAAGGCTTCCATCCTATGTACAACTTGCGTGTACATTTTACCGCCACGTTGTTTAACGCCATGCGATTTGTTTAGCTCGGCAACCTTTGCCATTGCTTCCTTTAAATCTGCCACCACTTCTTCTCCTTCTTCTCATTCATTAAATCTATTACTCTTTCTAATAACTTCATATTCTCTTCGAGCTTGTCCAAGCGCATCTCTATTGCATCTCTGAGTAGCTCGTTATCAGTAACCATATCCTTTATTTCTGACAGTCCTAATTCCTCACGCATCTCTTTTGCCTTACGCAATGCATTTCCTTTTTGTTGCGCTAACATCTGCACATTAGCAGAGTATTGTTGTACAAAAGCGTTACTAACCATCTTAGACTTAGCTATTGGTACAGTGGCTCTTTTGAAATAAGGATTGTTTTCTAACTCAGATTGTTTCCATACATATGTGTGTGGCCCTCGTTTCCTTGTCCTAACTTTCATGCTAGGCCTTGGCAGACTGCCATTCTTAACCTGATAGTAAACACTATTCCTGTTAATGTTTAGCGCATTGGCTAAGTCTAACGCTGAATAAACTTTTTCTTGTTCTTGCATCTTTTAACTCCATTCATGTTTTGCAATTTTTAGTATCTCAGGGCCATGCCACTGCCCTATCTGCTGAAAGTCTGGATACACTAGCCCGAAAAGATTTTTCCATGAGCCGTTGGCAGCCTTCAACAAATTCTGTATAATGCGCCATCGGGAAACAACTTCCTGATAAGCACCCTCTAAATTTTCATATGATAATGCCTGACAGTTTTCTTGAGTGCAGATGTTATATCCATCTGCTGTCACAAAAAGCAATCCAGGCGTATAACCAGTGGCTTTCCAATACACAGCCTGTTGCATCACTTGCTGTCGAGTTGGTTCGGTCTTTGGTTTAGGTATGCGCCATGTCCTAGTACCATCCTTGCGCGGTGGGTTACGTGTCGGAAAACTGCATTTTAAATCTAACTGCTTACCATCTCCTGCAAAGTCTAAGAACAACATAGTAGGTACATCAATGCCATCTACTTCTAGCCATCTCTGGAACTCGCCTTCCATCTCACAGTCACCATAGTATTCTTGCAAGCCTTGCACTGCATGATGCACCATCTGTGGGATGTGGTTCTTGATTTCTTGGTAGTCTTCTGCATCCTTGCCATCATCAAACTTACGCGGTTGGTAGGTCATAAACTCGGTCATAGCTTTTCTAATGGCCAAGTCTATATCCATGCCCTTCTTCTGGCCTTGTATCGGGCTGTATTCATCGAGTCCTAAATGCCAATCACATGCCATCTGTACTATCTGACCAGCTCTAGGTTTGGCTGCAAACGGAAAGTAAACGTCATAATCTTTTCTGATTTTTAGTTTCAACACATGCTCATCAAGTGGTTGTGTTGCACCAGATGCGCTGTTATGTGTAGCACCGAATATTTTTCTGTATTCTGGGATATCATGTTGCATTATATAACTTCTCCAGTCTGTCTATAATTCTGAAAGTAATGATGTATTGCCTACTTGTCAACACTGTGTTAGTAAAAAAGTAAAGGGGGAAAAACTTTTTTGTTTTCCCCTCCCCTAGAAATGGCATATCTAGGGATAACTATAGACAAGAATAAAGGTGCAACGATGAGACTTATAGACTATCTTAAAAAAGAGGGCATTTCACAGGCTGCGTTCGCAAAGAAAATAAAGCTATCACCAGCAGGAGTTTGCAGAATCATTAAAGGCAATCGATTTCCAAAGCCAAAGACGATAGCAACAATAGATTTCTGGACTAGGGGCGAGGTAACGTATGAGGACTTTCTCAAAGAAGCCCAAGCAAATCAGCAGAGTGATGTGTCCAAAGTGTGAAGGTGAGGGCTGGTATGTTGGCGTTATTCAGGCGGCGTATGATGACATCTTTCTTGAACAAGAGATTGATTTGGATTGTGAACTTTGTGAAACGACTGGGTTCATCTACGCAGAAAACGACAATGGACAAGGCCAAGTCATTTCAATCCATTAAAGTAATCTATATTAAAAAGGGGCATCTGCCTGGGCATGAATGGTATGAACAGAGGTTTGTTCACAGCTATCACCATGACCAGGGCGGCTATGCGATGGCGGTAAAAGATGACGAACGGAAGAGCTAAAGGCGCAGCATTTGAAAGAGAAGTTGCAAAACTAATCGATGAGCATCTCGGCATTAAAGTTGAACGTGACCTAGAGCAGTATAGGAAGGCCGACAGAGGCGATTTAGTAGGCTTAGAGGGTTGGACTATAGAGTGTAAGCGTTATGCCTCTACAAGGGGCTCGGATGGCGGTTACAAACCGCAATGGTGGGAACAAGCAACCAAGGCAGCCAATGCTTCTCTTAATCAGCCTGTCCTAATCTATAAGTATGACCGACAGCCTATCAGGTGTGTTGTTCTGTTGTCCTCTATTAATCCTGACTATGCAGCTAAGGATAACACTGCTACCATTTCTCTATCTACTTGGTTTATGTTGGTAAGAGAATGTTTATAATTATCATTTAGCCGCATATCTTCTTTCGTCATTTGGTATTAATGGTGTTGTTAGTGCTTTTTCCAGAGTCCAACCTTTATTTAAACGGCTTGTTACAGAGCTTTGTTTTATTCCGTAATACTCTGCGGCTTTAGTCCTGCTTTTAAAATTTTTACCTAACACTGTAATAGAGTTTATATTGCATTTTCTGTCACAAAGCTCCAAAGATTCCTCTAAAGTCCATTTCATATTATGGTATCTTTGCCGAAAAACATTGTTGGGCACACTGTAATCGCGGCACAAGTCTCTCTCAGATGAGTAAGATTTGCCCCTAAATATTATTTTATTGCCATCCCTCTTTTGTTTAGGCCTAGGCTCTATCCCTACAGCTTGCTCTACAGTCCATTTTTGATACTTAATACGAGCCCTAACTGTTCCTTCCTGCAAGTCAAAAGCATCGGCAAGCTGCCCAAAGCCGAAGTATGATTTCCCGTTTATTTGGTATTCTTCGCCCATTTCTTTGCTTGTTGTAATAGACCCCCCTTTATTTTGGTTATACCCATTAGGCTTGAGGGTGTTAAGTTTTTCAATCCAGTAAATTTCACGCTCTCGTAAACTCTGTATGTCAGATGCGTTTTCTATTGTTTCAAAAGAAAAATTCTCTTCTCCATATTTGCGTATAGCTTCCCAAATACTCTCGGAACCGCCCTTACCATCCCTAGCGTGCTTGAAGTGACCATACTTTCTATGGGAAAGGTATTTCCTAGAAGTAATTCCAACGTACTGCACACCATTAACAGCGTTTGTAACTAAATAAATAAGCATTGTATTTTCTCCTCTCTGTCCAAGATTGTCAGGAATCTTGGATAATAAATAGACCCTATTGACGGTCAATAAAAAATATTGTATTTAAATTCTCATTGTTCACATGGTCGCGCGACATACATTGCTCTGCCATGTAGCATTGCTCGGCTCAATGCACTGCAAACCTAATTGTTATTTATATATAAAACATTTTCATTGTGGTGCATTTGATGCGGTGCATTGAACATGGCTCTGCTCAATGCACTACAATGATTGCCGCGCGGCATTGTAAACAATGACTAATCTATCCTCTCTACCTGTATGCTACCGCCAAGGCAGTAATCGCCTGGACAATCGCCTATCATCTTGGCAGCTTCATCTGCTGCCTCTTGTTCATCATCTGCTTGGATGTGGATGACATATTCCTCTGTCATGTATACCTTGTAAGACTTCATTTTGTTTTTCCTATCTCTCTTTGGAAACTTAATTACTTTGCTCAACTTACTCTCCATAGCAAAAGGATTGCTAGTAAAGTAAAGTATAAAAAGCTGATTATATATATGTCAGTCATGCTCTAATCTACCTCCAAAATTTCTGTATCAAAAGTTTTATGACCGTACTCATCCGATGCTTCGCCTTCATAATACAAATCCATTGCTTTCTCTTCGTTTTCTGCATTTACATCAACACAAAAACTTTCTGTCCTAGTTATTACTAATCTATATGTTTTCATTTCTCTATTCCTCTTCTAGTTTAATTGAGTCTATAAGTAATTGGACAGTACGAGGTATCGGCACCTCGCCTGATTCATAGTAATAGATAGTTCTAATAGACAGCCCTAATCTATCCGCCCATTTCTCTATCGAGTAGCCAAGTTTCTCTCTATCTTTTCTGAATAATTCTGGTGTCATTTATCTATTCCCCAATTTTCATTTACTTCTAGCCATTGCGGTTCGCTTGCGTGTTCTATCTTGCCGACCCCATAGCAATAGGTATCTTCCATGCAACTGATATCAGCTAAGACACTTAAAGCACCGTCCTTTGTATCTGTTATCTGCCAGTAGTCAGTCTTATACCCTGAAACTGGCTCTTTCTTTTGCCAAAACGCTATAAACATACTCTATCCTTTCTCTATCTTAAAAGTGATTTGAATAAAC